ATATCCCCCCCACGGGGGGAGGCGGGGGAGGAAGCGGAGGCCGAAACGTCCCCGAACCTCCCGGAGGACGGGGCCGTCAAGGTCTCGGAGGTCGCAGAGCTCTGGAACACGGAGCTCTGTCCCCTGGGTTTTCCCAAGGTCTCGAAGATCACCCCGGATCGCCGGAAGCACTTCAAGGCCCGGCTGAATGCTGGGGCCGAGCGCCGGGAGCTGGCATGGTGGCGTGACCGTATCGCCGCCATAGCCGGGAGCGAGTTCATGCGCAAAAACGCCGCGGAAAAGGCCCCGTGGCTGACCTTCGACTGGCTCCTGAACGAAACGAACCTGGTCAAGGTCGCCGAGGGCAAATACGGGCATGGCCTGCACTTGCCGCGTGGACAACCGGCGGGGCAGTCGGGGCAAAGCATGGACGAATACATGCGGGAGCTGCAAAAAGACCCCTTCTGGGGCGGTTCTGGAGGTGCCGAGACATGACCGAGCGAGACAAGGCCGAGTTCGCGGCCTGCCTGAAAGTGGCCGCAGACCTGTACGGGCGTCCGCCTCTCTCCACGGAGGCTCTGAAAATGTTTTTCCTGCTGCTGCAAAACTACAGCCTGGCGCAGGTAAAAGCCGCACTGCAAGAGCACATGGCCGCGTCGCCGTACATGCCCAAGCCCTGCGACGTGGTTCGCCGCATCGAGGGGCAGCCCGAGGACCGGGCAGCCGTAGCCTGGGCACTGGTGCTGAGGGCGATATCCTGGTTCGGGCATGACACGAGCGTTCGCTTCCCGTCCCCGGCGTTTCACTACGCCGTGGGGCAGATGGGCGGCTGGGCGAAGCTGTGCATGAGGCTGACCGATGCCGAGCTCCCCTTCCGCGCCAGGGACTTCGCCCGGTTCTTCGAGATCGGCGAACGCTGTGCCACGTGGGATGGGACGAGCGGCACGGTAAAAGTCCCGGCGTACCTGGCGGGAACGTGCGAGCTGTCCAACCGGGCGAACGGGCACAGATCCCCCGCGAGGGTCTACGACGCGGAGACGGGCAAGGTGCTGGAGGGGATGGCGCTCCGTCCCCAAAAGGGCGAGGTCGTGCCGATCATGGCGGCGCTGGCAGGGCAGATGCGAACGGGAGGTGCGTGATGACGACGAAACGACACAGGGCCCCCAAGCCCATCCAGGATACCTAAGCGCGAATGTCTGCTTTTTACTGTAGTAATGGCAGGGAGCGTTTTCAGTGGTATCGGATCTTGGGCTAGGGTATTCCTACCTGTTCGGGGTTTGATGAGATGGAAAACACGACGTGCCTATCGTACAGATGCAAAACGGAGGTGTGGGGAATGGACCCAAAGGCATATTTCGAGAGCGTCAAAAAGGGGCCGCTGAAAAACGGCAAAAAATACCTGCTGAGACACCTGAAAGGGGAGCCCCTGACGCAGCAGCAGGCTATACGTGCCCATTGCTATGACTGCATGGGGTTTTACGACGGCGGAGGTAGGGATTGTGGGGTCACGACGTGCCCGCTTCACCCCTTCATGCCGTTCAACCCTGACCGACGCCGAGTTGGCAGACAGGGCAAAGGTCCCACAGCTGCTGAGGAGACGGACGAGTGATCCGCTTCACGATTCCCGGTGAGGTCATCCCCCAGGGGCGTCCCCGCTTCGCCAGAACCAGAACCGGGGTACGGACCTACGACCCCGCCAGGAGCCGAGAGTACAAGAGCTTCGTGCAGTGGAGCACCTTCCAGCTCTGGCCGGCGGAGCCCCTCGACGGCCCCCTGTCCGTGCGCATCGTGGAATACCGCGCCATACCGGCAAGCTGGTCGAAAAAACGCAGAGCTGAGGCCCTGGCCGGGGTAATCCGCCCCACAGGACGCCCCGACATGGACAACGTGATCAAGGCGATCCTGGACTCCCTGAACGGTCGCATATGGCGGGACGACAGCCAGGTGGTCTCCCTGCACGCGGAGAAACGATACGCGGAGACCCCCAGGGCGGAGGTCGAAATTGACTGGGTGAAAGAGCAGCCCGAAAAACGGGGATAAGGCCCATCTCAAAAATCGACGTAGGCAATCGAGAATGGCATCAGGTTGAATTTTTATGGGCTTGCTAATGCCATTTACCGAATAAGTAAAAAAGATGCTCCAGAGATGCCTTAAAAACGCGCTAGAAAAGAGTTGTTGCACCGCAATGGTTTTTATGTGGCTTAAAGCACCTGAAAAAGCACGATAAATCCATGCTGCAAGAGGAACGAGGAGGTAAATCATGACGGTTTGGGGGCTCCAGGACCAACTCGCGGGAATAATCGACATGCTGCTGACCAGCCACCCAATGGGGCTCCGGGTGCTGACGGGCGAGGCCCCGCCACCTACCCAGGAGGACATTCACCTCATGTACCAGGCCGGGCGCGTCGGCGAAGACCCCGGAGTCCGGATGGGTAATCCTGGCACTCCCCCATCCCATCGCATGGACCAAGTTTTACTAGACGAACAAAATTTTAACAAAATCATCGAACGGTCCGGGGGGTGGGGACACATCGTCTCGACCGTTCGGGAGTGGAGCAAATACAAGCCGAAAACCTGGGCCGTTATAGAGGCACACGTTACCTGGATAACCGGGGGTGGCTTCTCTCGCCTCGATGAACCGCAGCTTGCCCAGATCGCAGAACGCCACGGGCTGGCCCCCGAAACAATACAGCGATATCGCCGCGAGTTCCCGGAGACCATCGCCATAGCCGTCCTGAGGAGCAGGCCGAAATTTGAGCTTGCCGACGCGGACGGAAAATACCCTGCCGCCTAAGACCCGGTATGAGACCCCCTGTAAGACACAGGGTGAAGCACAGCCTGAGGCATAGCCCGAGACCGTCGTTCAGGCATGGTCTGAAACCGGGTATATGACCCCCTTTATCGCCGTGAAAAACGCGCTATCATGTTAGCGTGCGGTTTTAGCGCGCTCAGGGAGAGTCCGGAGCGCTTTTTTGCTGTATTTATCCCCACGTCCCGAAAGGAGGTGCTGTCGTGGCGAAGAAGAAAGAACGGGGGCTTACCCCGAAACAAAAGCGATTCGTCGAGGAGTACCTGATCGACCTCAACGCCACGGCGGCGGCTCGGAGGGCAGGGTACAGCGAAAAAACAGCGGATAGAATTGGCCCGGATTTGCTTGGGAAAAGTTGTGTTTCCAAGGCAATAGAGGCTGGGAAGGCAAAACGCTCGGCCCGCACCGAGGTTACTCAGGACAGAGTGATTCTGGAGCTGGCTCGAATCGCCTTCCTTGACCCCCGTAAGGTCTTCAAGTGGGGACCCGATGGTGTGACTCTCCTGCCGTCCGATGGACTGACCGAAGACGAAGCTGCCGCAGTCTGTGAGGTGTCTCAGACGTTCAGTGACACCGGCGGCAGTATCAAGGGCAAGGTCCACGACAAGATCAAGGCCCTGGACCTGCTCTGCAAACACTTGGGGATAACAGTGGACAAAAAGAACATAGAGCTTGCCGGTTCCGTCAACATCAAGACCATCGCCGATCTGATGATGGAGTGCGACGATGAAGAAGAACAAGTTGAAGAGGAGGCTTAAGCGTCGGCTTTCCTCTGATCCCGTTTTTTTCGTCAACAATGTGCTTGGCAAGGAGCTCTGGGCAGTCCAGGCCGATATCCTGCGCTCCGTCGAGAGCAGGACGAGGACCGCCGTGCGCTCCTGCCACGGCATTGGGAAGACCTACACGGCGGCCATGACGATCTTGTGGTTCCTGTACGCACATCGCAAGGCCATCGTCCTCTCAACGGCGCCAACGTGGCGGCAGGTCGAGAAGCTGATCTGGAAGGAAATTCGGTCGGCGTACCGCGAGGCGATGTTCCCTTTGGGCGGGCACCTAATGCCAAAGTCCCCGGAGCTGCATATCACTCAGGATGAGTGGTATGCGGCGGGGCTCTCCACGAATGAGCCTGACCGGTTCCAAGGGTTCCATGAGGAGCATATCCTTGTTGTGGTGGACGAGGCGGCGGGGGTGGACATCGGGATTTTTGAGGCGATCGAGGGCGTGCTCACCTCCGACGGGGCGAGACTCCTGCTTATTGGGAACCCGACGGGTATCGGGGGCCCATTCTACGACGCCTTTGCAAGGCCGGGGTACAACGCAATCCATGTCAGCGCGTTCGATACCCCGAATTTCACAACGTTCGGCATAACCCAGGAGGATATCACGTCCGGGGCATGGGAGAGCAAGGTCACGGGGCCCCTGCCCTTCCCGCGCCTCATTACTCCGGCTTGGGTGGCGGACCGTTACAGGGCGTGGGGGCCGGATTCAGTCCCGTACCAAGTACGTGTCATGGGGAACTTCCCGACGCAGGGCGACGATACGCTCATCCCGCTGCTCTGGATCGAGCTGGCGATGGAGCGCTGGGAGGAGACTGAACCGGGCGAACCCGTGGAGATCGGGGTCGACGTCGCGGCCTACGGCACGGACAAAACAGTGATTGCCGTGCGACGGGGGCAGCGCATCGAGCCCCTGCAAGTATACAGCGAGAAGAGCACTACCGAGACCGCGGGGCTGACGAAACGCACGGCGGAAGATTACGACACCAGGACTATAAAGGTCGACGCTATCGGGATAGGCTGCGGCGTGGCGGATCGGCTTGAAGAGGAAGGGTTCGACAATGTTGGGGTCAACGTCGCGGAACATTCCGGAGACCCGGAACGTTTCTTCAACCTAAGGTCCGAGCTTTGGTGGAATCTGCGGGATCGCCTTGATCCGGACGTGACGCGGAACCCCGATCCCATAGCGCTGCCTCCGGACGACGAACTCCTGGCCGAGCTTGCGGCGGTCAAGTACAAGCTGACGGGGCGCGGGCAAGTGCAGATCGAGCCCAAGGCGGACATGAAGAAGCGGCTCGGGCGGTCCCCCGACAGGGCGGATGCCGTTGTGCTGGCCTTGGCCCCACACAACAGGGGCGGGTTCGCACTCTCCGGCGGTTCGACGATAAGCTCCGGACTTTTCGAGAAAAACGGGAATGGCGGTGGTTTCTCATGGCGGTGATGGGTAAAGGTAAAAAATATAAAGCGCTGTCGCCGCAGGAAGCGACAAATTCGGTCGGGTACGGGTACTCTGCGATCATAACGCAGCTCCTGAGCTCGCTAGATCAGCCCATCCGCAATACCGATCAATTCCGCCAGTTCTACAAGCAGATGCTTGAGGATGACGAGAGTATCGGCACGGGCCTGGAGTACCTGGCCGGCCGTGTTGTGTCCAAAATCGGGGAGTTCTCGCACGACAACCAGCGCGTCAAGGAGCTCGTAGACCACTCTATTGAGAGCGTCCGGGGAACGATGACAGAGATTCGCAAGGATATCCTGCGTAACTCGTTCGCGTTCGGGTTCGGAGTGGCGGAGTTCACGGTCAAGAATGAGGGCGGGGTGTGGGTTCTCTCGTCCATGCCGGTGTACGACCCCTCTACGATTTCGTTCAAGATGGCCAGGTTTCCGGACAACTCCTACGGCATAGGCGCCGTGATGCAGAAGTCCGGCATGGGGCAGGACATCGAGATACCCGCCGGGAAGTGCCTCATCAAGACCCATGGGAATGGGAACTCCCCCTATGGGCAATCGCTCTTGCGCCGGTGCTATCGCTGGTGGGCCTTCAAACGGGCCGTCCCGAAGCTGTGGGCCGTAGCCTTGGAACGGTACGGGATGCCGCTCCTGCACGGCACGGCCGATTCGGAAGGCACGGGCAAAAAACTGGAAGAGGCGCTCGCGAACATCAACTCCAAGGCTTACGTCGTCACGAACGATAAATGCAACGTCCAGACGGTGGGGGCTCCGGGCGGCGACATTAGCTCCGGCTATATGGCGGCGGACGAGCTTTGCGACAAGAAAATCTACCGGGCCTTGTTCCTGCCGTCCCTTCTAGGGAGCGGGGAGAATGGCGGCTCGTATTCGCTGGGACAGGTGCATTTGGAGCTGTTCAATGCGACTGCCGTGTCCCTGGCGGAGGAGTACATCGACTGCGAGCTGGAGCAGCTCTGGCGTCCGCTGATTGAGTGGAACTTCGGCCCGCAGGAGAACTATGGCGAGTTTGCGATAACCGATTCCATCCCGGCAGACGAGAAGAAGACGCTCTCCGAGATGCTGTTGAACCTGGCGAACGCCGGAGTTGTAGACCCCGACAGCGACCGTGAGTGGATGCGGGAAGTCCTGGGCCTGCCTGAGCTGGAGGAAGGAGCTGTCTTTCCAAAATGGGAGCTCGAACGAAAGCCGAAAGAACAAGAACCGACGCCCTCTTGAAGCGAGCGCGTGTAAACCTGATAAGCAGAACTGCCCGAGTCTATTCCAGGCTCGGGCAGTTTCTTTCCAAGGACCTGAACATCACCGTGCAGTGGTGGATTACGCAGGTTCTGAAAGAGGCGGAATCCGACATCGCGTCCGGCGAGGTCCTGAGCGTCCCCGAGCTCCCGGCGTCCGCCGAGCGCACCATCCGCGAGGTGATGATCCACGCGCTCGCGCAGGGGTACTGGCTCCAGCATATCTACATGCAGGAGTGCCGGGCTGCGGCACGGGGGCAGCGTTACCGAGGGCGCGTGACCCTGGCCGACGATACGGACCTTGACGACGAGGAAATACGCAGGCTCCTTGAATCGCTCATGAAGTCCGCGAAGGTGGAAGCCGATCCTGCATGGCACGCGGTCATCCCCACGGATGCCGTGAAGTGGATCGAGGGCTATACCCCGAAGCTGGCTGGGGTTCTGGAGAAGGATATCCTCGAGAAGGTGCGGGGCGTTGTCCGAGAGAGCCTGTTCACGGGGAGCACGTTGAAGCAGCGTATGGAGGCCCTGCGGGAGGCCGATCCAAAGATCAGGGCCATGGGTAAGCACCGTGTCGAGGCGATAGCCCGGACGGAGGTCACGCGGGCCGACTCCATGGGCAGGCTGATCGATATGAAGAGCAATCCCGACGTGCTGGGCGTGGAGTTCAGCGCGGTCCTAGATGACCGGACGACGGACATGTGCCAGGCGCGCCACGGCCTCGTGATGCGGATGGACGACCCTCGGCTGCCGTACAATACGCCGCCAATCCACGTTAACTGCCGTTCGATTTTGCTCAGCGCAACGGTTTACGAACATCCCGACGGGCTGCTGACCTCACACGAGTTTGACGAAATCGAGCCCGGTATCCAGCGCCCGGAGGACATCGAGGCCGTGCGGGGGGTACTGGGGCAAAAGACCGGGATTGGCTCGACCTTGTTAGAGAAACCGATTAGGTTTGACATCCAGTTTTTCGCTTTTAACCCTGAGGAAGAACGACAGAAGATACTTGAGGGGTTTTACAGCTTGAAAGTCAGCCCCCAGAAGCAGGCCCGCCATATCAAGGGGACGATGGAGTATGAGCGGTACTGCGAAGCGTTAGAGAAAATTGACCATAGTGGCAAACAAGGACGAAAGCCAAGTATCTTGTATGGTGGGGAAACACAAGCGCAGGAAATTATTGATAAATATGCTGGGACGGGTAGAATAGAATCAGCAGGGAGAGAAATTATACAGTTGCACGAGGCAGCTGGGCTCGCTTGGCATTCCACTAAGAATGCTTACGAAGAAACAAGCTGGGTGGAAATAATCTACGGCAAAAGATCGGGACCGCATCTGTACCCGGTATTCCCCCCCAGGGATAAATAGGAGGTGTAGGATATGTCGGATCAGTATTTGCCAGTGTATGACTTGGACGATAGACTTATGAGCTATTGCTGCCGGCCCGTCCGGTTAAACCTCAAAGATTCTTCCCCCC